TTTATATTAACTATGTGGTATGTAAAGGAGGTTGATGCTTATAGATTAAGTAAATTAGCTACTGGTTTTATATTAACTATGTGGTATGTAAAGGTTAGTGTATGTCCTGGTACTAACGCTACCTTCATTAGTTTTATATTAACTATGTGGTATGTAAAGTCATTATAACCCCAACCAACTACAGTTGCAGGGATTTGTTTTATATTAACTATGTGGTATGTAAAGTATAGCTAAATCTATTGTGGATTTAATTATTTCTGCCTCGTTTTATATTAACTATGTGGTATGTAAAGAACTCTTTTGCTATTCGTTTCACTACATTATTATCATGTTTTATATTAACTATGTGGTATGTAAAGAAAAGTAATGAGAGTTTAGAAGATAGAAGGTTTAGGAGTTTTATATTAACTATGTGGTATGTAAAGTTATTTTCTCTGATAATTCTACTAAGGTATTATTTAAAGTTTTATATTAACTATGTGGTATGTAAAGATATGACAGCACAAGGAACACCTACAGCACAAGCAGTTTTATATTAACTATGTGGTATGTAAAGAAAAACTAAAACAGTCTATGGCTATATGAAAATCTCGTTTTATATTAACTATGTGGTATGTAAAGAAGAAAATAAGACGTTCAAATCAAAAAGACGAAGTAGTTTTATATTAACTATGTGGTATGTAAAGTCTATTCCAACATAAAGATACAAAGTAGTTTCTTTTTGTTTTATATTAACTATGTGGTATGTAAAGAAACAAATCATCACACAAGCAATTATTATGCTTACTAAGTTTTATATTAACTATGTGGTATGTAAAGGTCGTAAAACTTAAAGATGAAACAAAAGGAATGATTGTTTTATATTAACTATGTGGTATGTAAAGAGATTCGACGGAGAACTTTTATCTAATAAAGAAAAACGTTTTATATTAACTATGTGGTATGTAAAGATCACCTGGTGATATACCCCTCTATCATCTCCTGCTAGTTTTATATTAACTATGTGGTATGTAAAGTGGTTTGTTGCAACATATGTGTTCCTTCAACATATCCGTTTTATATTAACTATGTGGTATGTAAAGGAATCTGGAGCAGGTTTATAAGTTTCTGGATAGCTAGAGTTTTATATTAACTATGTGGTATGTAAAGAAAAAATATAAAAGAGCTAAGCACATGAAGGATAATGTTTTATATTAACTATGTGGTATGTAAAGTATGTTAAATTTGTTGATGAATTATATCCCAATTTTTAGTTTTATATTAACTATGTGGTATGTAAAGCACCTCTCACTACTATAGAATCTTTATCAACGCTAAGTTTTATATTAACTATGTGGTATGTAAAGATACAGGAACAGGAGTCGGAACAGAAAAAAACGCCTCATTTTATATTAACTATGTGGTATGTAAAGGTTGTATTACCTCTGTAATTATTTTTTCCAAAATTACGCTTTATATTAACTAAGTGGTGAATTTAAGAAGTTACAATGAGTACAAGAATGTTTCTATTTATTGTAACTTTTTTTATTACAAACTTAAATTTATAGTATATTATAAAAATCATTATAAAAAGATGATTTAAATAAAAAAATATAATTAAAAAAACGATTAATAATCTATAAAAATGGAAAAAACATCCAATATCCTACAAAAATAGATTTTTTTATTACAATTACAAGTTTTTATTGCATCTATTTAGCAAAAGTATTATTATGCAAGTAAGATAATTATCAAAGACAATTCTGAATAGTCTGATTTAAAAGATACAATTAAAGGATATAAATAGGAATAATTTATAAATATTACAGAAGATTTATAACTAAAATTACGAACGTAAGTTTGTTATATGGGGTAGTTGTGTGGATGAATCAAATAAATTAATATTAGAATTGAATAATATTTTCTGTGAATTAGAGAGTATTAATAAATATAAGTTTAATGAATATAAAGAAATTGTTAAAAACTTACACAACAAAAAAGAAGAGGAATAATTTCTCTTCTTTTAAATAAAATTATTTTTGATTATCAATCTTTGATTTTTCTTCCTCTATAAAGACATGAGCAATTTTTAACATCTTATCTTTAGTTTTATCATCTAAATCAAGAAATATCTTTATTAATTCTTTTACATCGTCATAACTATCTAGTTCATCAATGAAATTTTCATAATTATTTATTTGCTCATTATTAGCTTTACCCCAAAGAGAATCTACTGATACACAAAAAGTCAGCTAATTTGGTAAGCATTAAAGTATCTTGAATTCTATTTTCGCTCTCCCAATTACTTACAGTTTGCTTAGTCATGTTAAATTTTTTAGACAATTCAACTTGATTTAAGCCAAGTTTAAGCCTTTCTTCTTTTATTCTATCTTGAAGAGTCATAATATTGCTCCTTTTATTGATGTTTATATAAGTAACTATAAACTATTTGTTATATTTTTTATAAAACATATAATAAAATAAATACTTTTTCGAAAAAATGTAAAATTTGTGTTGATAGTAAACTAAAAGTAGACTGATATATAAATATAAAGTTAACATAAAGTTGACTAGAAAAGAGGTGTTAAGGTGAATACTAAAAAGACTAAAGGCATATATAAAAATGGAGGTTTAAAAGTGAGTAGAACAGCTATATGTAGTGTTTGTGGGGAACTTCTAGTTGACGGTTATGGTGATGAATTTACAAATACAAAGATCATAGATTTACATGGTAGAGAATTTGTAATTATTATATATAAGAATTGTTTAGAAGAATTATTAAGAAAATGTGCTAATGGGGGGATTAGTAATGATAATAATTAGAAGTCAAGATAGATTAGATTTAATGAGAGTTAATAGAGTTGAAATAGATAGTAAATATGTATATGCAGTGTTTGGAGAGGAATCAAATGTTAGAGAAATAGGTAGGTATAAATCAGAAGAAAGAGCTATTGAGGTATTAAGTAGGATACAGGATGCTATCATTGCAGGAACTAAGTTTGACATTATAAAAAAAGATGGGGTTAGATATTACAAAGAAAAAGNAGTTTGAAATGCCAGTTGAATAAGGAGGGGTCTGAAATGTTAAAGGTTGAAAAATATTTTAGTGGTTCTTTAGGAATAAATATTATAGAGGATGACCCTACATGTAGGAACTATTTAGCATTATATTGTTGTTTAGTTGGAATTGAAAGAAAAGGTAAAAAAGTAATACCGAGAATTGATAGCATGTTATCTGAATTTGGTGTGAAAAGTAGGTGTAAAAGACCTCATAATAATAAGCTAATAAGGTTAATAAATGTTAAAACTGGAGAAGTAAAAGAGTTTAAATCTATTGATAGTACTGCTTGTTTTTTAGGATTAAAACAACCAGCAGTTAGTCACATATTAAAAAGAAAAACTCCAAGCAGAAGTGGCTGGAGGGCTGAATATATTAAGTAGGAATAATGGAAGTTTCAAGGACTGAATACACAATTAAGAGAGCAAAAGAGTTGTATGGCAATGGCAAGGATATGTTTATTGCTATAGATAATTCTAGAGAAGAATATGAGGAGATTGTTAAAAATGAATATTTTAACTAGTATTACATTAATAATGACTAGTTTTATAATAGGTAGAATTTATGAATATAGATTGAATTTAAAAGAGTGTGAAAATTGTAATAGTAAAGGCTACGAGAATATATGAAATTTATGTAGATAAATAGTAAAGGCAATTTTATGAATGAAACTAAAAACTTTATAGAATTACTTTAATTTATATAAAGGAGTAATTATTAATATGATTACAACAGAATTTATAGTTACTTGGTAGACAACTAGAAAACGGGAAAAAGGAAAGACATATAGTCATGTATTTACAGATTTAGAGAAAGCAAGAGCATTTAAGAAAGAGGAGGAAAATATAAAAAAATTATAATGTGAAGCTTTTAAGTAGAGCTATAGTCGAAATCGAAATAGATTAGGCAGGTGTTTTTAATGAATATTTTGATATATAAATATATAGTTAATGAACATAGAGATGAAGCAGACGAGTTAGATAGAGACTATGGAGAATTTAAAATATTTAATGGAGGTAAATGTTTTAGTGGATGTGGTAGGAATTTCTATACATTAGCTAAGTTTAAAAAAATGATAATTACTTGCCCACATTATGAGAAAAATATCAAATAAAACTTTTTAAAAATGGAAAAGTGAATATGAGAGTAATTGAGTAAATAAAGGAAAGTGATTATATGAAAAGAAGAAGATGCAGTTGGTGTGGGAAATTATTTTATCTTAAGGAAAAATCTAAGGAGGTTTATTGTTATAAGGAATGTAAAAAGAAGGCTAACAGGGTAAAGAGCTTTAATGACTAAGGAATATAATTTAAAACAAAATAATTAGAAGGTAAAAAATATTTAATTAATTATACTTTTTACCTTCTTAAAATAGAAAAACTTAACTATTAAGATATTTGTGAGGGTTATGTATCCAAAATAATAATATTATTGCAAATAGAGGACTGAACCAAAATGCCAGTAAAGTATAAAGACTACTATTTAAAGCATTTTTAGTCGAAACTCTATTACAAGCGATTAATAGTATTATAGATAAAAATATTAGCAATAATTTTCTAATATATTTNNANTNAANNNNTNNAAAA